TGGCACCTTGGTGGTTGCTCAAGACAAGCCATCTGATCCGCAATACGTCATTACAGCAGCCAACGTAATTGATGGCATCTTTAACTACTCAGGCACATCACAGAAAGCGCGTGCCAGTACGGCAACGATTGGCTACCAGACCTATGAAGGCTTGGGCGAGGTTGAGTTTGAATACGTTGAGGATGCTGCGGCGATCGCTAAGTACGGCATCATCAACCGTGATGTGAAGCTGATCGGTTGCTACAGCCAAGGCCAAGCGCATCGTGCTGGCAAGTGGATGCTGCTGAGCGAGCAGAACCTCACGGAGACGGTCACCTTTGCGGTGTCAATCGACAGCGGGATCGTGCTGCGGCCTGGCATGGTGGTCAATGTTGCAGACCCACTGAAGGCCGGCTCACGGCGCGGTGGCCGCATCACTAGTGCAACAACAACAGCCGTCACGATCGACAGCATTGAAAGCCTTAGCGTCACGGTGGCAAACAGCGCCACGCTTAAGGTGATGATGCCAACCGGACTGGTTGAGACACGCAACATTAGCACTATCGTTGGCCGTGTTGTAACTGTTACATCAGCATTCAGCGAAGCGCCTAATCCTCAATCAATATGGCTTATTGAAACATCTGACGTTGAACTGCAAACATTCCGTGTTATTACTGTTGCAGAATCTGATCCTGGTGTGTTTGGTGTAACTGCACTGGCATACAATGAGACTATTTACACATCAATTGAAAGCAACCTAAAAGTAACAGCGCGTGACATCACAAGCCTTAGCACTCATCCAGAACCGGTAAGCAGCATCAGTGGCGTTGAGTTTTTGTATGAAAGTGGCCAAAGTGTATTGACTGGTTATGACTTGAGCTGGATCAGTCCAGTGCAAAATACTGCTAGCTTCCGCGTTCAGCATCGTCTAGACAATAGTAACTGGATTACAACAGAAACAACATCGCCATCATTGCGGATTGGCGATCTTCAAGCTGGCACGTTACAGGTACAAATCCAAGCATTAAATAGTCTTGGCAATGCAAGTGTTATATCACCTGCCAGCTTTAACTTAGTCGGCAAGACTGCCGTTCCCGGTAATGTAGAAAACTTAAGCATTGAAGCAATCAGCGCCAACAGCGCACGGTTACGTTGGGATAAAACGCGGGATCTTGATGTTAGGACGGGCGGCCTTATCAAGATTAGGCATAGCTCAAAGACTGACGGTTCGGCAGACTGGAGCGATTCTATCGACTTGATCCCAGCTAAATCTGGCACGCAGACTGAAGCCATCGTCCCGCTGCTGGAAGGTGAGATCCTGGTTAAGTTCCAGGATGATGGCGGCAGGCAATCAACTGATGCAACAAGCGTTATCGTTGACCTACCAGAAGCGTTAGGTGCGCTAGCAATTATAAGTCGCCGTGAAGATCAGGACAGCCCGCCATTTCAAGGCACCAAAACAAATGTCTTCTATAGCGAAGAATTTGATGCTTTAGTATTAGACGGAACTGGCACTATTGACACAATCCTTGATTTTGATTTAATCTCAGCATTTGATTACCTTAGCGATACATGGCCAGAAGGTAATTATGTATTCACAAACACCTTGGACCTTGGCGCAGTATTTAGCCTTGACTTAAGTCGCTACTTTGTCACCCGTGGCTTCTTCCCCAATGACTTGGTTGACAGTCGCACAGGCGAAATTGACTTTTGGTCTGACTTTGATGGTGCTGTAAATGATTCGGTAAACTCAGTCTTGTACTTGCGTCGCACAAATGACGACCCATCCGGCACGCCAACATGGAGCGAGTATCAACCGTTTGTAACTGGTACGTTTCTGGGTCGAGGGTTCCAGTTCAAGGCTGTCTTGCAATCAGGTGATCCGGCAGAAAACATTCTCATTGATGAACTTGGCTACGATGCCACGTTCCAGCGCCGCACTGAGCAAAGCAATGGCGTCGTGGCTAGTGGCGCAGGCACCAAAACCATAACCTTCGATAAGGCATTCTTTACCGGTACAGCCTCCATCGGTGGTGTGAATGCCTACCTGCCAAGCATCGGCATCACAGCGCAGAACATGGCAACAGGCGATTACTTCACGCTTGGCACCGTGACCAGCACTACCTTCCAGGTCACCTTCCGCAATGCCGCTGGTACGGCCATCGACCGTAACTTCACCTACACCGCAGTTGGTTATGGCCGTGGGGTGTAGAATGGTGCGACAATCACAGGCTTAACTTGTGGCCACGCACGATTACGTCATAGCTAACGGCACTGGCGCCGCTGTCAGGTCTGACCTAAACGGTGCCCTAGCCGCGATCGTCAGCAATAACAGCAGCGCCACTCAACCGGCGACAATGTATGCCTACCAGTGGTGGGCGGATACAACCACGGGCCTGCTGAAGATCCGCAACTCAGCCAACAGCGCATGGGTGACGATCGGGACGCTGGCGAGCGCCAACTTGGGGTTAATCCCTGCTGGCAGCGGCAGCATCGTCAACGCAGACGTGAGCGCCAGCGCTGCCATCGCAGCCAGTAAGCTGTCGTTCACGCAGGCCGGCGGTGGCAGCACGCGGACAGTGGACGCGAAGCTGAAGGATCAGGTGAGCGCCTTGGACTTCGGCGCTGTAGGGGACAACAGCACAAATGACACGGCGGCCATCACCGCAGTGCGTGCGGCTTATCCCAACACTTCGATTGATCTGGTCGGCAAAAGCTATCGGGTCACGTCGGTCCCCAACGGCTGGGGGCTCCGCAACGGTCTGCTTACTTTTGCGCCGGCCAGTACAGATGACCAGCCAGCAAACGAAGCCTATGGCTATGGGGCTCTTGCCGCAAACACATACATCCCCAAGCAACACAGCTCTTCAACGCTGACATGGGCATCAGGCAACTTCAACACTGCGTTTGGCAATTATGCGCTCACGTCAAACACAACGGGACGCCGCCAAACTGCCATCGGAGCGCAGGCCCTCTACTCAAACACAACCGGTTTTTATAATACGGCAATAGGGCCGTTTGCCCTTTATACAAACGTCACAGGCAGCTACAATACCGCGATTGGCAACCAAGCGCTTCAGGCATCAACAGGCAGCTACAACACTGCCATTGGAAACGGAGCGCTTACATCGCTCACAACTGGAGACGACAACGTTGCCATTGGCGATCGCGCGATTGGCGTTTCTACCGGGGTCAACCGGACCATTGCCCTTGGCACGCAAGCCTGTCAGCAACACACTGGCAACGACTCGATTGGCATCGGCCATCAGGCGCTTTCTGCGGCTTCTTCTAGTGGGCTTTACAACATTGCTATTGGCTCAGCTTCGCTGGGCTCATGCACTTCCGGCAGCTCCACTGTTGCTGTTGGAAGACGAGCCGGCGCTGGGATTACGACAGCAACTGGAAATACCGCTGTCGGCACTGATGCCATGGTGGGATCTGGCACTGCTATCACCGGAAGCAACAACGTTGCCGTTGGCAATTCAGCATCGGCAAACATCACCACGGGCTACCAGAACGTTTCCATTGGAGTTAGCGCTGGGACTGTTCTAAGCACTGGCTTCAACAATGTCTTTATTGGACGTTTTGCAGCACAACTAGCAACGACTGGTGCTGGCAACGTAGCCATCGGCGAACAATCACTTAGCGCTGTCACAACTGGCAACTACAATACCGCCGTCGGCGTCGGGACAGTGGGCGGCGCTGCATACACCAATACGTCAATGTTTGGCTATGCGGCGACTGTTACAGGAAGCAATCAGGTTCAGCTGGGCGACTCAAACACGACCACCTACGTCTACGGCACCGTTCAGAACCGTTCCGACGCTAGGGACAAGGCTGATGTTCGGGACACCGCGCTCGGACTTGAGTTTATCAACGCATTGCGGCCGGTTGATTTTCGCTGGGACCTGCGGGACGACTATCGCTCAACACCCCCTGAAACGCCGGCAGATGACGCGACAGAAGAAGAACGCGCTGCCCATGCCGAAGCTCTACAAGAATGGCGTGAAGCAAATTCTCTCAACAACCTCCAGAACGATGGGTCTAAGAAGCGGACACGGTTCCACCACGGCCTGATTGCTCAAGAGGTGAAAGCGGCCTGCGATGCTGCCGGGGTTGATTTTGGTGGCTATCAAGATCACAGCGTCAAAGGCGGCGAAGATGTGCTCTCCATCGGCTACGAGGAGCTGGTCGCGCCTTTGATCAAAGCTGTCCAACAGCTCTCGGCCGAGGTTAAGCAACTCAAGCAACAACTCGCATAAGGACCTGTGGCAGCACGCAACCCCACCGACCTCACTGCGCTTACGGCGCCCACCGCCAACACCTGGGCCATCGCCAACCTTGAACGCCACACGGCTGACGGGATCGTCTACACCGTGTACTGGACCCTTGCCGCCAATGATGGCACCTACGCCAGCTCTGCCTACGGCAGCATCGGCCTGGAGCAGCCTGAGGGCGACGTGATCCCCTACGCCGACTTGACACCTGAGCTGGTGATCGGCTGGGTGCAGGACAAGCTGGACGTGCCCGCAATCGAAACCGCACTCCAAACCCAACTTGATGAGCAGGCGGCTCCTACGAAGGCGGCTGGGGTGCCGTGGCAGTAAAGAGCAAGACCGGTGTTGCCCGGATTGACCACCAACCTGGGCCACCCAAAACCACCAGCCAAGGGCAGGGCCAAAATTCACGACCACGGCGTCGAGGGCGAAAACCCTTGCGCGGTCAAGGTCGTTAAAATGCAAGCAAGCGCCGGCACTGGTTTGTCATGGTCGAAAATTTGATCGTTGGTCTTGCTTGCCTGATCCTAGGCGGTGTTGGTGGTACTGCCTCCCGGTGGGTTGCTGCTCGCGGCACGGAAGACGAAAGGGCCAATATCGCTATCGTCAAGCTCAGTGCTGGCGTTGAGCACATTGCCGCTGAACTCACAGCGATCCGCGAGGACATGCGCACCGACCGCCGTGAGTTGTTTGGCCGCCTTGGTACAGCCGAGCAGCGTATTGCTAGGCTAGAGGCACATCACATCCCCTGAGATGGACCGCATCGCTGAATACGTTGCGCTTGCAGTGGCGATCCACGGACTCGCGCTGGTAATTGTCAACCTGACGCCGACACCAAAAGACAACGCAGCCCTAAGCAATGCTGCTCGTGTAGCCGTGCGTGTTTACCGTTTGATTGAAATTATTGCCGGTGTTGTGTCGCCCCGCGTTAAGCGATGACGAATACAAGCCCGATCACCCTCGATCAGCTTTTTCGCAACAATCGCAACCTGCCACATCAGCTTGCGGCCATCACTGAACTCGAGCAGGACATTCGCGTCAATGGCTATGACGTTGCCATGCGTCGCAACCGTCCGTGGTTCAGCGTCTGGAGTCAAGCTGGCAAGCAACTGAATCCACTGGCGACGCCATACCAGTCGCAGCGGGATAACTACCGCGATGCAAACCGCACCTGCTTCAGCTCCAGTTGCGCCATGCTGCTGATGACGCTGAAACCAGGCGCCATCCATTCGGATGATGACTACATCAAAACCGTCTTCAGCATTGGCGATACCACCGATGCATCAGTACAACTCAAGGCACTGGCAAAATACGGCATCAAGGCCCGCTTCGAGACAGGCGGCAACCGTGATCTAGTCAAGCGGCAGATTGATGCTGGCAAGCCTGTCCCCGCTGGTTTCCTGCATCACGGACCGGTCACGGCGCCAAGCGGTGGCGGCCACTGGCTGTGCATCATCGGCTATGACGCCAAAGGCTACTGGGTCAATGATCCATGGGGTGAGATGAACCTAACCGCTGGCACCTACGGCAGTACCGTAGGATCCAAACTCCACTACAGCTACGCCAACTGGGAACCCCGTTGGATGGTTGATGGTCCCAGCACCGGGTGGTGCATCATCGCTTGAACAAATGCTAATTCCTGATCACGAAATCCGTCGCCTTTGCAAACTGAAGGAAATGGTGTCGCCTTACATCGAGGCGCATCTCAATCCTGCATCACTGGACGTGACGCTAGGCGAACGCATCATGATCGAGGTGCCCGGCACCCTTGACATGGAAATCAAGGGAATTCATGACTACAACCAAGAAGACCCCTGCTGGATCAAGCCTGGAGAATTTTTTTTGGCTGAAACCAGGGAGATTTTCAATCTTCCCAACTACCTTGGGGCGCAGTTTGTCCTGAAGTCAAGCCGTGGTCGAGAAGGCTGGGACCATGCTGAAGCAGGGTGGTGCGATCCAGGATGGTTTGGGTCACGGCTGACCATGGAATTGAAGAACAGCCGCCGGTTCAGTGAATTACCGATCTGGCCTGGCATGCGGATTGGTCAGATGAAATTCATTCTGGTGTCGGGCACCCCAGATAGCACTTACGCTCAGACTGGTCGCTACAACTGCGATCTGGGCGTAACGGCAAGCAAGGGTTGAAGTCAAGCAGGTCGTAATTGTCGAGAGCATGGCTTTCCGCCCATTGCTGGGCGCTGGCATGGTCGTCAAAGGGGCCGATGACGAGGGAATAGGACATGGGTTGCTGGGTAGTGGTGGCTACGATTGGGACTGCGGCTTTTGCCCACATGCAGGCGTATCTGGTGGACATTGCCGCGAAAGTGGTGATTCGATCCGACACGGATCCAAACAAGCTCTGCGACAACCTGTATGCACAGATCACTGAATTCATCCACAATGATGATGATCTGTTGAATCTTGAAATCGAACTGCTCCCTTTGCCTGGCAACTGCAATGGATCACCAGATCGACGGGACGAACCTGATTCCGAGGAAGGAAGCAAAGCTCCGGTTTCGTGATCAAATCCACCTTGCGTGGGACTGGAAATGCGCCTATTGTTGCGCAGAACTGGGTAGATCGGCAACGCTGGATCATATCATCCCAAAGGTAAAGGGTGGTTTAACTGTACGTTCAAATCTGATTAGCTGTTGCCTTGGTTGCAATAGCCGCAAGCAACATACAGATTGGAAAGACTGGTATCGAGATCAAGATTTTTATTGCGCAATCAAGGAAAAGGCAATTATTGCATGGACTAATCAGTAATACTGAACATAAATTTCAGCTTGCCATAAATCCACTGTATAACGGCAAACTGCTCCATTATTGCCGCATGCCCTATACAATGGCATCCCGTCATCGCCTTCCATCACTTCAATCCAGCGTGTTTTACCGCGCTCAAGGCGGTCCAATACTTTCCGTTCCATCGTCTTCATACAGCGAACATTTCCTAGCGTAGCGACCCTTGTTGGTTCGCGCCTCGGGGAAGCCAAAACTGCATGCATCAGACCGTGGTGTCCAGTGGATGCAAGACCAGCACTTGGCTTTGCCTTGATAGGATTCCCTGATTTCTTCTATTGATTTACCGCTGTACAATGCCAAGTAATTGTATTGAGCACAAATAAACGCTGCTCGCAAATCTGGTGTGCCAAGATCAATCATAGCCGGTTCAAAATTGGGCAATTTAACTCTTGCGATCCAATTTTCTGCTAAAGAATTACGTTGAATAATAACACGTCCATTGTAAAGATTAATCATTTTTTTCACCAAATGAAGGTGCGTGATACAGCCGTTCTAGTTGCATTGATTCTGGCTCTTTAGTGTCGTTTTCCCAAATTCCAGCGTTGGTGGGATCATTTCTATCCTTGACGCCATAAACGGCCGTGGTGCCATGTTGTTTGACATGCACCATGCTGATGCGAGGGCTGCTAATCAAAAAACGGATTGCAGCATTTTCAAGCCAAGAAAGAAATGGTGCGTTCATGGTTCAAGATTGTTGATGAGACGATTGATGTACCACTGGGCTTTGCGTGCATCCTGGAGTGGAGCACCCTTCAGCCACATTCTTAGCAGATATTTAAGGGCTTGACCTTGAAGGTAGCCGCAAACAACATCAGAAGGAGCACTGGAAATAGCATCTTCAATGACGTCAATGGTTTCGTATTTACGATCAGCGTAATGCGGAGGATGATTAACAAGATCAGTCATTGTCATCACCATAAACAATTGACACAGGGACACAAGGCGTTGGCTTACCACCAAACCGGAAGTTTGGGTTGACCTTTTCCCATTTAAC